GTTAGCCATGGCAACTGGAGGGGCGTTGTCTAAAATAAACAGGAGGAAGGGGGGTGTATTCCTGGTGGCTGACCCCAACGTGCAGACCACCCCTGCTACCGGTCTGGCAATCCTGATCGCTCAGCACGCAATCAGAGGACTAACTACAAGGGTACCACTGCTGCCTGCATTCCTTGCTGGTGTTGACCCATCACAGTTGGTGCCGGTAGAACCGGAAATCGATGTGACCACTACAAAATTCTCCTCAATTCTAATGCACTTATCAGTGGGAAGACGTGTGACCGCATCCACTGTCAATCTCACTGCAGGTGACATAACGCCTATCCTTGCCTCATCCCCATCAGGCTGGTTTCAAACTGCACAAGGGAGGACCAAGGTTAAGAGAATAAGAACTCTCAAGCCGGCTCCTCTCACAAGAAGGTTCAAGACCACATACATAATAACAACTAAGACTGACACTGGTGAGTACATACATCATGTTGTGGGTGATGGTAGCAGTTTTGCAGGTGTAGAATGGGAAGGGCTGTCTAATTACCCTCGGGTCGTCCAGGGTATGGTTCTCAAACCTGGTGTGCCATCACGGTTGTCCCCTCGTGATAGAGCAGTGTTACTAACCCCTCAGGACTTCCTGTCGGTAGCATTCACAACAGTGGGATGCAGTATTCAGGTAATGGACAATGATGTTGCAGTGGCAGTTGGTGTGGCCAAACCGGAGGCTACTGTGTTGAGCATGCCATTTGTCAACCGGTCAGTCCCAACCAAGGCTGACGTACTGGTGTTTGGGTCACTTGGGAACATGAGGTATGCTGATTCTCAAGTGCAACTAGCAGCACAGGAACCAGCCTCCGAGGTAGATCTGCTGTTTATTGCATCAAAGTACCAGTCATTAGATTTTGCAAGAGCACTTCTAGCAGGGCACATTGCTGACTTCAAGACTCCAGATTGGTACAACAAGGATGAGTGGTACGTTGCATACAGCAGGCTGTACCACAATCTGTCAGCATGGGCAGGAGAAGAGCACCAGGTGAAGGTGTTTGAATTAGTGGAAGCTATAGATGGTTACATAGAGCAGGAGCTCATTGAGACAAACGTGGCAGTGGCTCAACAGGAGGTAGATGAGGTTTGGACACCTGAGATGGTTGAAGCATACCGTAGAAATATGGAGGACGAGATGAGGGGTGCATACGAAGGTTACCTAAGACAGCAAGCAGACGCTATGGCATCAGCAATTAGTTATGACGAGCTGGTTAAAGAT